TACGGCTCCAACTACGACTACAACAACAACGACGACAACATCCAGTTCATCGTCAAGCTCATCTTCGTCGAGTTCTACCGCGCCGACTACGACCACCACCACGACAACAACGACTTCAAGTTCTTCAAGCTCGTCAAGTTCTTCAAGCTCGTCAAGTTCTACTGCGCCTACCACCACGACCACAACGACTACCACGACTACGACAAGCTCTTCGTCCAGTTCATCCTCAAGTTCGTCGTCGTCCACTACACCCACAACGACAACCACGACCACAACTACCACAACAAGCAGTTCTTCGAGCTCGTCGTCTTCTTCAAGCTCGTCATCCACTGCGCCAACCACCACGACCACGACGACTACTACAACGACGACTACAAGCTCAAGCTCGTCGTCTTCGAGTTCGTCCTCAACTGGCACGGCGGCCCCGGACTACACAATAGAAGAGGCATTATATTACATTTTAACAAACACATCAGAAGTTACAGATTTAGTAAGTACAAGAATTTATCCGAATAGGTTGCCGCAAAAAGTAGCTATACCGGCAATAACTTACGAGCAATTATCGGGGGCAAGACAGCATACATTAGGCGGTACTGACAACATGAATCCGTCATCGTTTAGATTCACATGCTGGTCAGATTCGTACTCGGAAGCCGAGGCGGTATCGTCAGCGGTCAAAGGAGCATTAGACAACTATACAGGAACAGTAAATAACGTAACCATTCAGGCTTCGCATTTCGATTCTGATTTTGATGTGATTGACAGGCGTGCGGGCGTGGATGTTTTGAATAGACACGGTAAATCAATGGATTTTAGAATTTGGTATAACGAATAGGAGATAATTATGAGTGACGGAACTCACGGTCACGGCACAACTTTGGCCGGGGCTACGAATGGAACCATCGGCAATATTATATCTGTGAGCGGGCCAGACCAGAGCCGAGACTCTATAGATATAAGTACTATGGATTCGACAACTAAATGGCGGGAATTTATCCCCGGAATGTTAGACGCGGGCGAGATTACTTTCGATGTAAATTACGATGGATCAGACGGTGGTAATGCGAATGTTTTGTCCGGTGCAATTACCGAGGCTACCGAAGCATGGACGATAACATTTCCCGATACATCTACATGGGTGGCTTCCGGGTTCATTACTGGACTGGGCCATGCAATCCCGTTCGATGACAAAATAACCCAGTCAGTTACAATTAAGTTTACCGGAGTGCCGGTATATACAGACGTAGCATAGGAGATAATTATGAGTGACGGTACACATGGACATGGGGCAGTGCTTACTTTTGCTCCAACATCAGCAACGGCCACGACCACAGCGATAGGTAACATCATATCTATTGGCGGGCCGGACGAGTCAAGGGATTCCATAGATAAATCAACTATGGATTCGACAAGTAAGTGGCGGGAATATATTTCAGGCATGTTAGACGCCGGAGAGGTTACTTTCGACGTTAATTACGACGGAGCGGCTGCCGGTACAGCAAACGACCTGAATACTCTTGCTACATCGACAAGCGTTTACGAGGTCAAGGTTATTGTCAATGACCACACAACCGCTGCAAACAGGTCAACCTTCAAGTGTAATGGCTTCATTACGGCACTGGGCCACGCCATTCCGTTTGACGACAAAATTACTCAATCGGTCGGAATTAAGTTTACTGGAGTTCCGACCTTTACAGACATTCCGGCTTAATGAAAACTAATTTATTGAAAGGGCTAAACATGCTGAGTAAAGAACAGATACTAAAAGCAGACGATCTGCCAATAGAGACGGTGGAAGTGCCGGAGTGGGGCGGGTCGGTATTGGTTAGGACAATGACGGGAACTGAGCGAGATGCGTTTGAAACTTCATTGATAGACGGCAAGGAAAGAAACTTGACGAATATTAGGGCCAAACTTTGCTCAAAATGTATGGTGGATCAGTCCGGCGAAAGACTGTTTGCCGATTCTGATATTACCGCGCTTGGTAAGAAGTCTGCTTCGGCTCTTGACCGGGTGTTTAGTGCAGCCCAAAGACTTAACGGGATAAGCGCGGACGACGTTAAGGAACTGGAAAAAAACTCAGGCGCAATCCCAGCCGACAGTTCTATTTCCGATTAGCGGCTCATTTAGGTATGACCGTTAGCGAATTACTTGCCAGAATATCGGCGAGGGAGTTGGCTGAATGGATTGCATGGTACAACATAGAGCCTTTTGGTGAATCGAGAGCGGACCTGCGTAGCGCAATTATTGCCTGCGTAGTCCACAATAGCCACTGCACGAAAAAAGGACAGATGAAAAAGGTTAATGATTTTATGCCGAAATTCGGACCGCCGAAACAGATGGACTGGAGAATTATCAAAAAGGCATTGAAGGGTATGACATAATGAAAGGGGCTGTATAGTGGCCACAATTGCAAATTTGGCCGTAAATCTTACTGCTAAAACGGCTGTTTTTGAGAGCAAGATGCGTAAAGCTCGCGGATCTGTGTCGGGATTCGGTAATGCCGCCGGGATGGTCGGGAAAATACTTGCTGCTGGCTTTGTAGCTCAGGGCGTAAGGGTGGCTATAAGGTCTGCTGTTGACTTTGAATACCAGATGGCAATGGTCAATACCATGCTGGATAAAACAAGCGGAAAACATCTGCCTATGCTTTCAAAATCTATCCGGGCATTTTCAAGAGAGTTCGGCGAAGGCACTGCAACTTTATCAAAAGGCATGTATGATATCCTTTCAGCAAGTATTGATGCAACTAAGGCAACCGAAGTATTGCGTATTTCTGTAATTGCTGCGAAGGCCGGATTTACCACAACGGCGGTTTCAGCGGACGCGATTACAACAATAATCAATTCCTATGGCTTGGCGGCGGAAGATGCGGCAAGTGTCTCTGATTTACTGTTTGCTATTGTCAAGCGGGGTAAAACAACTTTCGATGAATTAGCGCCTAATATCGGTAAGGTTGCGGCCATTGCGAGTATTGCCGGAGTATCACTGGAGGACTTGGGCGCTGCCATTGCAACATTAACAAGGGCAGGGCTTCCGACCGAAATTGCCCTCACATCTTTAAGGTCGATTATCAATGCGTTTCTCAAGCCGACAGATTCTGCAAGAGAGGCCGCCGCTGCTTATGGCATTAAGTTAGATACCGCTACGCTTCGGGCAATAGGACTAACCGGGGTACTTCAACAGCTTAACGGAGTTAGTGCCGAAACACTGGCACAGCTTATTCCTAACACAAGAGGTATGGCTGGATTTGCCGCCGCGCTTAAAAACGCCGAGGGTAATGCCGAGGATTATCAGTTAATGCTTAACCGTGCAGGTAAGTCTCAAGAGGCTTTCGAAAAGGTTGCTGCAACGTCAAAGTATCAATTAGACCAGTTGTGGCAATCCGTCAAGGGTGCGGGCAGGTTCATTGGTGAAGAATTGCTAATGCCGATCGTGAGAGGCGGCAACAAAACAATCCAAAAGATTAAAGAGCTTGGTAGTACAATCTCGGAATTTACTCGCGACATAGGCGACAAAATAACAGGGAACATTATTGAGCCTGTTGAAAAAGCTACCAAGGGAATGGTTAAAATGGGCGAGGCAACAAAGAAAGCATTTACTCCGCCTGGCCCAACGGAAGTTCCCGGATTCTTAAAAGACCTGATGAAACAATTCTCGGAGAAGGGAAAAGATAAGTACGATATAACCGCTGACAAGATGAAGACGCTTGGCGTTGGTAATAGCAGTATGTTGAAAATGGTTAGGTGGATGCAGAGCGAAGAGAAGATGCAGGAATTACAAAAGACAGGGGCTTCACTGTTTGAGAGTACCCGTACACCATTAGAGCGGTACGAAACAAGCTTGACAAGTTTTAGTAAGCTATTGGAGTCCGGGGCTATTGATTGGGACACTTACGGCAGGGCCGTCAGGATGGCCCATGAAGACCTTGCCAAATTTGAGGACATAAACAAGCCCGGCGCAATCTCCGCCGAGGCTCAAGAGGTGCGTAGTAGATTTATTGACGTTGGCGGGCTAAGTCTTGGAAC